GACAGGAGAGCGTCACGCATCGAAAGCACATCGCCGGTATAGTCGAACGACCGCGACGCCCCTGAAGGCGCTGACTGCGATTTAATGCGCTGACTGTATGCCGTTAAGGCCATGAGAGAGACGGCATAGACCTGAATCAGCACGACGTCACATTCGTCGTAGCCAGACGCCTCCAGGCACTGCTCAATGCTGCTGAGCTTGCAGAGATATGCGTCGATGATGAAATCAGGGATGGAGTAACCGAGGGAGGACAGCTGCTGTTTAACCTGCGCTGCTGTGATTGGCGTGATAGCCATGGTCACTCCTTATCTTTGGGTTTCCGTCCGCGCCTGGGTGTGGCGACTTCCAGCTGGCGCTCTTCCAGGTACTCGGCCAGCCCGGCATTAACCCAGCGTTCGGCGATTGAATCGGCAACCTCTACCTCAGAGCCAATCTCCAGCTTCTGGAAATTGGCACCGGCAAAAAGGTTTGATGAGATAACTTTTACCAGTGCCATATCGCTTCCTTAGCTGGTCGCTTCGCCGGTGGCGTGAACCACGGAGTAGTGACCGTTGATGTCGGTTTTGACCATCAGGCCCATTGCGCCCCAGGTGCGCCAGATGTAATCGCTGTTGTAGAACGGACGCGGGTCGGCAACGGTGCCGATGGCCTGACCTACAATCGGAGCAACTACGCCAGCCTGCAGCGGAACAATCAGGATTTCGTTACCCTGAAGTTTCGCATCTTCTTTGATAGCTGCGATGCCGGTCAGGGTCAGGAGTTCCTGTAGCACGGTGCGAGACTGGAAGTTGTCGCTGAAATACTGCTCCAGGTTGGAGACGATTTCAGAGGAAACGTACCAGGTCTGCTGGCCGTACTGATAATTGCCAAGCTTCAACACATCGCGCAGACGGATTGCTTCGGCGCGAATTGCTTTCGGATCGGTGCTTGTCGCCATGTTTACGTTCAGCGTCACCTGAGCGACACGCTCATCGGCGCGGAAGCCCTTCCAGGTCAGGCCGTCGAATACTGCGTAGTTGCCAGCCGCGTCGCGGTAGCCGTCCCACATGTAATCGACGTACTGACGCTGAACATCTTCCACGGAGCCGCGCTGTGCGTCAGCCTGAGACTGAAGCGCTGAGGGGCTGTTGAAGATTGGGTCACGCCAGTTGAACTTGAAGCCTGAATCGTGGATCGGAACCATCGTGCCGTCGAAGGTGTAGACGCGAGCGTCAAGCGCTGCGCCAATCTGGCCGGACATTGATGTGTGTGCCCAACCACGACCGCCGGTGCGGGCGTAGTCGTAACGGGATTGCTCGATACGTACAGAGCGAGACAGCGGCATCAGGTCGTTCAGCAGAGTGAACTGCGTGTTCGGCTCGAACTGCTGCATCACAGTAGTATCGTACGCGCGGTACAGGCGGCGAATGTCATCAACCGCGTTAACGGCGTTCAGCGTTGGAGTATCTTCAGCAGCGCCACGCCATTGGGTGCGAGACAGAAAATCAGCAACCGCCTGGGCGGTAGCGTTACGTTCGGCCTGCAGCGCGCGGAACTGAGCCTGGTTTACTTCCAGGTTGCCAGTCTTCTCGCCAAGTGATTTGGAATATACAAACATTAATCGGTCTCCTTACTTGACCACTACGCGCAGCAGGTCGCCTGCAGCAACAGTTGTCGCTTTGTCTTCTTCCACGAACAGGACTGCGGATGCAGTGCCGCCGGAAGTGACGCGACCGTTAGAGATAGCCAGTGCCTGGCCTTTGTTATAGGTGCCGGCAGCAGCGCGAACGTTCAGGAACATGCCAGGCAGTAACTGAATGCCGACGACCAGCTCGTTAGCAGGAATGACGTCATCGACGCCCATGCAGCGCAGATAGTCATAGTTCGCCACATACAGCACAGCGCTTTCGCCGCCGTTGGTGGATGCGGTGAATTTGCCGTTGGTGAATACGCCGATGGTGCCCGGCTGAGTCGCTGCGGCTGCCCCGCCTTCGCGGTTCAGAAGCGGGTTCGGGAATACGCCACCCGCGTGAATTACGTGTTTACCGTCTTTAGCCATTTTTATTACTCCGGCATCTCAGAGAAGGGTTTATCGGTGGAATGGTTGAATGCGCCGGACAGGCTGCGAGTGGTAGCGCACTGTGCATACAGGCCATCCAGAGCTGCGCCGTCGAGGGCGTTGACTGCCATATCGTCGAGCTTGAACTTGGCTTTCACCGCTTCGCGCTTGGTCGCTTTTTCCTGGTCGGCGTTAGCAGTCAGGCCGGATTCGATAGAGCTCAGCTTGTCGGCAAACGGCTTAAACCATGCCGGCGCTTCTTCGCTGTTAGTGGCTTTGTCTTTGGCTGCCTTTTCTTCGGCCTCTTTCTTCTCGCGAGCGGCCTTTTCTTCCGGCGTCTCACCTTTAGAAGCTGCTTTCTCAACAGCCATCTGGTTGAACGCATCCAGCAGCTCAGCTTCTGATTTGCCTTCTGTCGGCTTACCAGCTGCTTTCAGCGCATTGATAATCATGTCTTTCATCGGATCTCTTTCTCCGTTGGTTTTAATTTCGTACTCAGGTGGTTTGCGCACGACTTCTACAGGTTCGCCGACGAATTGAGCCTTGCCGTCATCGTCGATGAGGTACTTCTGTTTGAAATATTTATCTGCATCCCGATAAACGAAGGAGTCCGGCCATACGCTTTCCGGCCATACCCAATCATCGTTGTCACGACCCTCACGGAGCTTGTCGCTAATAGCCCGCTGGATATCGTCGAATGAGAAATTTGATGCGTTGGTAAAGAAGAATTTGGTCTTGTTAAGCAGTCCTTCCCTGGTGCAGTTCGATGCCTGCGCGAGGTCTGCGTTTTCTACGCTTACTTCCTGTTGGGAGTTATCTGCGTTAACGAAGATGCCGACGCCCTCTTCAGGTGTTGCAGCTCCTGGCTCATCGAGAAGAATGGCTACGTGGTCGAACTGCATGTTGCGGGCGACCCATGAGTAGCTCTTACCCTTCGACTTTCCGCTGTTCTGCTCGCGGCGCAGCAGGAGCCCGGTAGATACGTGAATCGGCTCAGCGTTTGAGTTAGCCTGAAGCTCATCAAGCCGCTCGATAAGGCGCTTACCCTTCTCGCTCGACTGCGCGATACGCTTGTTGACCTTCATGTCCATGACAACCCGGTCACCGTCTTTGCGGACGTTCTCAGCCCATGCGCCGACGTGGAACTGGTTAACTGCTCGAGGGTTGGTGGCGCTGACGTGCTCGTTGCCAATCTTCGGATGCCCAAAAGGCATCGGGTTGCCTTCGAGCGTTTTAAAGCTCTTGTTAATCTCCTCAGCCGGATACAACCCGCCGTTCATGACAACGTCATCCACGACAGGCACGACGCCACGAATGACGATATGCTCGTCACCGTCGATGGTTTCAGTTGAGATGTTTGAAGAGTTGATGGCGAGGGATTTAACGTGGATGCTGGATAGCTTCACGATTATTCCTCATGCGAGTTGAGTGCTTTTTAATTGGCGATTAAATTCTCAAGGCTTGTAAAAAATGGAGATTAAATGATGGCTATTTATAAAATTACTTACCAAGTCAGCGGTGACGCTGGATTCCGCGATGTGAATATTGAGAGTGATCACCCTTTATCTGATTCTGATCCGGAGGTTATTGAAGCGGCGATGCGCGACTCCGCCCACCACTATCGACCAGAACCAGGAGTAACTAGCGTTCAGGGCTTAAGAATTACGATGGTTACCGAAGTAAAATAATCACCCCCATCGCTGGCGTTTCTGCGCCAGCTTTTCCTCCAACCCCTGATTAAACAGGCCACCATCTTCATTAAGTAATACGGGGATCTGGCTGCAATAGCAGTTGTACCGGTTGCCATTCTGCGCGTAGAAAGCCTCCACTTCTTCCGTAGTGAAAGTCTTACCGTGTCGTGCAGCATGCCAGGGGCGCGTTGTCGACTTCAGGGCCGATATCCACAACAGCGCAGTGTTAAGTCCCAGACGCTCCTTCGACCATTCTGCTTCTGACCATTGAGCCTGCCTTAACGCACCAACCTGCTCCGTCTGCGCTATCGTTTTGGCCCGGCTCATAGATACATCCAGGCGCTTGCTAATCAGGCTGGCCGTCTCGCGTGGGTTAACACCGCGCCCTATTGCATCAGAAACTATGTTCGCCAGGTCAGCGCGAGCAGCATCAGTTATTCCCCGCCATTCGCTGTAGGTCGAGATATAAGCCGCTGCCACCTGGTTTTGATACGCCGGGCTGCTGAGTAGTTGCTGAAGCGTTGTTGACTGCTCATAGATAGCCGATTGTGCTGACAGATTGGTGAACGCCTGTAATGTGCCTCGCTGATACTCATCAGAAACGTACTGGAGCGCCCAAAGGTTGTTACTCCCACCTTCGAGAAGATAATCGTCCAGAATAGTTTCTACGCGCAGCAGCAGGTCAGACAGTTGCTGTGGCGACATATCGTAGATAAACGTGCCCGCATTCACCTGGTAGAGCGTGTCCGGCTTACTTCCTTCCCTAGCCAGGATATAACCGTACAGTGAATTGCCATTACGCTCCCTGCCGACCAGATACGCATCAAGCAACTGCTTCAGCTCAAGTTTTATCTGGTAATAGCGGTTCTCGATATCCCGGAACATCCGGTTAACCGGTCGGTATGACTGTGTTGGGTCGGCTTTATTGCGCGGAATTATCGGGCTGCCCGGTCGTTGTCGGTTGTTCAATTGTGTCACCTGTCAGCGGGTCTGTCGTTGCGGCTCCGGCAGGCTCTTCTGGTTCACTGATTGGCTCAAGCTCGCCCACAGCGCGGATTTCATTCTCCGTTATCGCCGGAGTGCCGAAAGCAGCCTGAGTGTCTTTGGCAACGGCTGCCATCGCCTGCATATTTGCGATCTTCTCTTTCTCACTCGGCGCGAGCAGGTCAGACCATGCGAGCGTTACCTCGCCAGACTTCGGCGGGTCGATGACGCCAATCTGCCAGAAGCGCTCAATGACGCGGGTGATGAAGTCAGACATGAAACCCCATCGGCGACCATTGCAACGCTTCGCCCAATCAGTTTTGTCCTCATCCGAGGCAAGACGCCCGGTCTGCTGACCAAAGAGAATGGTGAACGGACACTGAATCGCCGCGGCAAACTCGTTAGCTGCTACTGTCCATGTAGGAGTCGGGTCAGCGGCTGCGACTGACAGCACCGACGGCGCGCCAGCCTGCATGACAAGTGCCGAATCCGTACCGCGGTTCATTCTGGAAATCTTGTCATTCAACGCTTCGCCGAGGTCTTTAAAACCTGCCTTCTCTGCCTGCGCTTGAAGGTTTTGCATGTCTGTGTCTTTGTCGAACGCAATCCCAAGCTGGCGACTTGCGTTCTTCAGGAAGCCTTCAGCGCTACCACCGGACGTTTTCTCGATGTCGAGAAGCTTGTTGTACCCGGCGCGCAACAGTGGAATGCCGGAGAGCATATTCTCATCTTCGGCACCTTCACACAGGATAATGACGCGGCTCGGGTGAACCTGAACGCTACGCACAGGCCCATATGTTCCGTCATCGCCTACTGGCTGCTCATTGAAGTTGTACATCACGGGCTGCCCGTAGGTTTCGGACATTGTATCCGTGTCGAAATTGCCTGGCTTAATCTGCGCTTCCCACGCAGGGATAAGCTTAACCACTGCTTTCAGGCGTTCAGTGCCGAGTGACCGGATGTAGGCATCATTGATTGGCTCTTTCCATTCTCGGCCATCCTTAACCTGAATCAACAGAGCAGAATAGCGCCCAACGAGGTTACGGCGGTCGGCGTCCTTCAGCTTCGCCCAATGGCGCTTGAGAAGCTTCTCAACGGTGCGCTCCCATTCAGTGGTTTCGTCAGCTTCATCTTTCTCTTCACCATCGATTATGGTCGGATTATCGACCCAGCAGGATTCCAGAAGCTTATGCACCGCGGCATGTGCCACTGCATTACGCTCATAAGCACGATAGTACTGGTCGAAACCTACCTCGCTCGGATATCCGAACTCATCCCACAGCTTGGTGCGTTTGGTGTTGCCATTCTGTCCGTGGGCGTACAGCATTCGTTGCCGCCCTATCGCATCAGCAAGGGCGTTCACGAGGAATGAAACCTCGCCTTGTTGTTCACTCACTGATGAGCTCCTTAGAAGAAGATTGCGCCTTTAGATTTGCGCTTGATGTATCCGTCGAGGCTGTAGCGGATCGCATCCCATGTATGCTCTTCACCGTCAGCGAGTTTAGGCAGTACCTCACCGGTGATGCGGTCTGTTTTGTAAGACCACATGCGAGCCTCACGAGCGACGTTCTTGCATCGTGGATGAATAATGATTTCGTCGAATCCGCGCAGATGGGCGATGCCATCCTCTACGCTGCCCTGCCACTTATCAGCAGCGGAGATATTGAATCCCTGGCGTTTGAGATAGCTGATTGTCTCTGGTCGCGCTGAGTCAGCCTTAATCGGCCATTCACGCGCGCCCGGTACGGTGTCGTAAAGCGCAGGCATGTGGTCAAGTTCAGTCTGTTGCCCGTAAGCCTCGTACTCGATGTACAGCCGATTGTGCAGGATGAAGGAGCGAACCAGTGTGTTAGGGTCTTTCGCGAAACCGAAGTCAGCACCGAAGAACAAACGCTCTGCCTCTTTCCACAGTTCATCAGAGAATTCAGCGACGCGGTATTTGCCAGCCAGCACCTGCTTATCGGAGTTTTCGAGATAAGCTCCTTCCCATACCCATGCATAGGTTGCCGGGTCGAGCCGCTTCTGGTCTTTCCTCCGGACGCCTTCCAGAACAGGCGGGAACCAGGGGTTGTCCATATAGTTCATTTCGACAGTGATGCAGTCGTCGCCCGGCTCTTTCCTGTAGCGCCTGTCCGTCGCGCTGCCATCGCGCTCAGGGTTCCAGGTAACCCATATTTCAGAGCCATCCTCGCGCACGGTGGGGTCAAGCTTCTGCCATGCTACCTCGCTGACTGTCTCGGCTTCGTCCACCCAGCACAGGAGGATGCGCGCTTTCGACTTAATGCTGTCGAGGTTGTGGCGGAGGCCGCAGAACACATAACTCACCCGCTTATCCAGCGTTCGAATGTACTTCTCGCCAATATCGAAGTTAGCAGCGAGCCAGGGAACCGCACGTATGGACTGCTTCACTTCTTCCATGCTCGACTCTTCCAGTGAGTTCATAAACTCACGGGCGCACAGAATGACGCCTGACTCACCATTGCTGGCAGCCTGATAAGCCTTAACGGCTGTCATTAATGCGAATGTTCGTGTCTTTGCGCTACCTCGACCGCCATGTGAACAGCGATAACGCTTATTCGGCGCTATGAACAGTGGTGCCAGTTTCGCCGGTATCGGTAGCTGTACTGTCTGGCTCATGTGTTGGCTCTACCGGTACGAGTTGAATGGTTGTTGGCTGAGGGGTCATGCTGCCATCGGAAGACTTGTGGTCGATCTCCTGACTGACCTTGTCGCCATACTTCTTAGGGTTCATTCGGGCCAGTGCCCACTTGCGGGTATCAATTCGAAGCCGCGCCTTACCTACTGCGGCAGCCTCTTCAGCTACTGTGTCGGCAATATCGAACATCTCTTCGAAAATTGCGTCGGCGCGCGTCTCCGTGGCTTTCGCGTATTGGTCGCGAAACTCTTCATGCTGAGCAAGCCAGCGGAAGACAGTCGACTTATTCGGCATGCCTGGACGCTCACACACCTTGCGCAGGCTTTCACCATCGGCAAGCAGTGAGCAGATGTCAGCAGCCACCTCTGGTAGATAATCAGAAGGGCGGCCAGTTTTTGATTCGGTCGCCATAGTCTTTCCTTACGATGTTTGTTCGTCTTTACCAGGCTCGGGCACGTATTCCATCTCCTGCACATTATCAGGTGCCAGGTATACCCATGAGCCGTCTTCGCGAGCGATGCCGATGAAGCCGTTAATAATCTCTGGCTGAGATCGCTTCATAAGACCTTCATGCGTCTCGCCGGTTTTGGTTTTGACGGTGATGCGGTAGATGTCGGCCATGTTTGCCCCAATAAAAAACCGCCCGTAGGCGGTTATGAATCCTGAAAATTAAACTTGAAGTGGTCAGTGACTTCATCTACAGAGAACTGGACATGGTTGGTGCCATCTGGAAAGTTAATTTCATTTCCATCATATATCCAAATGTAATGCCCTGAGCCTGGGATGGCCTCATCTAATCGCGAAACCACCGCATAAAAGCTTGATCCATCGCTACGCTGGAATATCTCATATTTGTAGTTTATGCCGCTGTTACTGACATATTGGACAGTCTATTTAAGATAACCTTTTTTCACGTAAGCCATATAAACTCCGTTTTTTATTAGGTTTACTTAAATTACAGTTGGCATTAAAAAAGACCAAGCATTTTCATCATCAGGCGCTTTGGTTAGAAAGCACCTTGTGATGCTTACTCATCAGTGACCGCTTCAATGCTGAAGGAGTGGATTCTGCTCAGTGGTAGGCCATAGGTGTTTAGTCCCTTCCTGATAATCAGAAATCCATCTTTAATCTCTGGATCTTGATGGTTTTGCCAACCGAGCTCTTCCGGTGGCAAACCGGCTTCATGACCTTCATGCAGGAGCACGACAACTTTGAAGCCCTTAATTGCTTTCATCACGCCGCTCCCTGCAGATTTGCTGCAGCCAGAAGGCCAGCTACCCACTGAATGCCACGCGGAGTGAACTTGGCCTGAGTGAAGGCATGTCCGTTGTTCTGGTTCTCTCCGGTTTTCATGGTGAAGCGGCCGGCATCGAGATGATGAGCATATGGAGTCAGCTTTCCAGCCAGGCGATACATGATGCCCTGCTCAATCAGGAACAACCGGAAGTCCGTTTCTTTCACCTTCAGCAGTTTCGCTGCTTCTCGAAACCCCATCGCGCCGGTTGCCTCGACGTAGTTATCAACGAATTCGACCTTAGGCGCGGCAATAGCGAGCTTGCTTTCCAGTTGGGCATTCTGCTCTGCGAGGTCTGCTGCGAGACGAAGTGCTTCGGGAAGCGTCTGCGGAATCTGCGGGCCGTGCATCACTTTCAGCTTTGCCAGCACTGAGCGCCTTACAGCCTTTGACTCTCTCATGCCTACCAGCATCATCTGGTCAAAGTCGAGATCGTAATAAGCCGTTTGAGTGTGGTTATTGTTTAACCGGAATTTTTTTCCGGTTCCGTCCAGCTCCAGCTCATCCTCAATTTTTGCCAGAAACTTACGTGGCTCATGAGGGGTTTCGCCGGCTTCGACGCGGGCCGGGTTAATAATGCTATTCAGGAAGTCCAGGCTGCTCATGGACACTTCGCGTTCTACGGAGATCATCTCTTTCATGGCGATTACCTTTTAGAAAGTTGAGCCTGTTCGCACAGAAAAGCCGCCCCGAGATGGTCGCCACCATATACGGCAGTTCTCAGGCTCAGCTTTCTGAAAGACTCGGGAATGTTATGCGCTGCGACGCGCGTTTTACTGCAGACATAAAAAAGCCCCGCATTAGCGAGGCCGATATTGCTTTGTTGCTGATGGTGAATCTTCGTGGGGGTTGTCATGGTCGCAGGCTTCGCGATTCCTCACGGAATGGCTCACCCACTTACGGCTTACCCGTCAGCAAGATCGGATCACCTCACTTTTCGCGAGAAAAGCTTTTGTCTTGCCGTGACGATTCTATTTTCCTGATGGTTCGAATCTGCCCGTTACAGGCGTCCAGCGAATCTAGCAACAGGATGTTGAGCTGTACGCTATCCCCGAAAGTCATGTTGCTTTGTATTTCAGGGATAACGCAGTCAACGAGAAGGTTTGCCGGTATCGGTAGTGTCGGTGCCTTCACCACCTCGTACTGAGTCGGCTTGTCGGCGCAGCTGGTCAATAACAGAATCAGGAATAAGCTCGACAGAGCACTTGTTGTCTTTGAGCGCACTCTTCACTTCCTCCTGAAGCCGTTGTGACTTCATTTCTGCTGCTGCGCGACGGCGTGACTCTGCATCAACGAGCTGGTTCATCTCGCCGACTTTGTCAGCCAGATTTTGCAGCGTGTTCGCCAGATCAGCGTTCTTGCCGTTCAGTTCGCGGTTGTCTTTCACCAGAGAGCTGTTTTCAATACGCAACTGGCGGTTGTCAGCGCCAAGCTTCGCGATGAAGCCGATGATGATGAGTGCGAACACGAACGGGATCAGGTTTTTGATAGTCGTGAAACTCATAACAAAACTCCTTCCGCTCGCTTCGTCCTGTCGATACGGTCCTGCAAACCATTCAGGCCGCCGTTAATGCGCCGGGTCAGACCGTTCACGTCGCCTGCATCGGCAAACTGGTTACAGCCGTTTGCTTTCCAGAACCAACCAGCAGAGAGCGCAGCGTATTTGTCCTGTAGCAACAGGTCAGGCGAGTCGACCAGATTGAGCCCAAGCGCTTTACCGCACTCTTCATAGTTAGCTTTGAAGGTGATCTGCTTCAGCCCGCGACCGCGATACTTCCAGCCGTCACCATTCAGGTTATTGCCGAATCGGCCGCCGTAGACGATGTTGGCAATAGCTGCCTGTCGTTCAGGGGATAAGGCCTTTTCGCCGGGCTTGCGACCTAACTGTTCGCGTTGGGCGGCGGTTAATCGAGAGCCGAATATCGCCAGACCGGCGACGCTGTAGTTGAGCGACTCCTGCACTGACTGGAAGCCGCCTGACTCGGTGCCGATTTGCCCAATGAAATGAGCCTGGCGTTTTGGTGTGTCGATGCCGTAGGTGTTCATGGCTTCGACGATGTGCGGATACCACTTCTCAGCCAGCGAGCTACTGATGCCCGCAGCTCGCATGAACTGGTCTTTAGTCATTGGATACCTCTTTGCCTGATGCTTTGTTCAGGAAACGGTTCTCAAGCGCTTTAATCAGGGAGGAACCCGACCAGCCAGCCATGCCACACACGCCGCCCATTACCTCTTGCGGCCAGTTATAGTGGATGGCGATCATGGTCATGATTAAACCAGCGAATATCGACACAATTAGCTGAAGGCACATTGTCCTCCAACTAAAGGATTCTCCGTTGAGAACTTTGAAGGAGTAACTGGCTATAGCGCCAACAAGGGTCATGCCGAAAGCGATGAGGATGGACCAGATATTCGGATCGCTTTTGTAGGGCATTTTCATATCTCTCACCTCGCGTTAAAGCGGGTGCTGTGGGTAGTGTCAGGAAAGGCCAGCGAGGCATCGGATGCGAGGGTTCATCTGTGATTGATTGCCTGTGGCCTAATACGAAAAAGGCCCGCCGAAGCGAGCCTTGAAAATTTGGAGTGATTTAATTGTGGTGGCCGGTGCAATCTCCGGCCTGCATTCGTCGCCATGGTGAGCCTTTACCTCACCATCAAGCTCATTCACCACAACAGGAAAGAGCACTGGCGGTGGGAGTTGAACCCACTTCGGCATGTTGTTGCTGCCCGCCTTTCCACTCGACTCTCGTCAATGCTCTTGCCTGTTGCGGGCTCCGTTTCGTGGAGCTAACGGCGGGCGATCAATCCGCACCTATCGGGAACTTATTTTAAGCATTAATGCTCGCACCCGTGAGTAAGTTCACTCGTGAGATAACTTATTCCCGGAAACGAAAAAGCCCCGAGCGATAAACTCAGGGCTTCCATCAAAACCACCATAACATTGAGGCGGATTTGTAGTGTTAGGCTTATGATATTCTAGCTTTCGTCATTTTGCAAGATGCAATCGTTACCGGAATCATACTTTGCTGGTAACTTTCGACAAAATAGCATCTGCTGCTGACTCCTCCTTTTCGAGTTCCAGAATTAATGACTCATAGAATGGCTTTACTGCCTTATCCCACACGCCAGCAGAGATAGCGTCGGTAAACTGACAAATTGCTCTGTAACATGCGGATGCTGGCAATCTTTCATACCCGCGCCCTGAGCATTGCTTGCAGGAACTCATAACCGGCACGCCCTGCTCCTCAGTCTTCTTTCTGTCCATTGCGACGCCACGCCCGCGGCATTTAACGCAGGAAGTGGAAATGACCCCTGCGCCCTTGCACTTAGTGCAGAGTGCTTCCACTACCTCCTTAGCCATTTTTGGAGGTGTTTTCTTTCCACAGCCAGGGTGTTTAACGACCATCTCATTTTTTCTAAGCACGCCACGGCCTTTGCAGCAAGGGCACGTTACATGGCTCGCTGCTGAGCGGCAGTAATCCTGGTAAGCGAAAATTGCGAGCGTTTGCACAACCTTACCTTTAACATTGGTCTCAAGTTTGCGCAGGGCTGCCACCCTGTCGCAGTGCTTCATTCCATGCTGTGTCAATAACTGGATTGCTTTCCTTTTGTCGTTGTCGCTCAGGTTCATCTTGCCGCTGAAAGCACTGAACCCGAGCGATGCACGACTCTGAACCATGCCGAATGCCGCCATCACATCCGTACCCGTTAACGCCTCAGAAGCTGTTGCTCTGGGTGAGTCTGTCAACTGCGGTGACTTAGGTGAGTGAAACTTAATCGTGCTTTCAAGCCTCATGCTGCATCGCCTCCCTCTGGTTTGTTAATGCCAAGCCGGTTTACCAGCTCCCGACGCATTTCCATCAAACGCTTCTCCGTCTCGTGAACGTTGTTGAGCTGCCACTCGATAGCCTCAAGCATCTCCTTATCCTTCTGGCGCTGCTGAGCTAATGCGATGTTTGTTACCGTCGTCATGCTGGCTCTCCCACCATTGAATCGAGTTGTCGGCGCAGCATCTTGAGTGCACCGTCCGGGAATGGCTGGCGCGCCAGTCCGGTGAATATGCCGTGCACTTTCCGGTCGCTCAGCCGCGGCAGTAAGGCGTTCACCGTCGCGCGGATAGCACCGTTAACCTTGCGCCCGTCTTTCTGCGCCAGCTTTGCGGCCAACTCCACAGTCACCAGGGCATCGAGATATTCCTCGCAAACCTCTCTGCTTATTTCGCTCATGCTGCCTCCTCGCGCGAATTGCGCAGGTCTTTAAGCTTCTGCTGATACTCCGCCTTAATCGCTTTGCACTCTTCGATAGTCCAGCGGTGGCGGTTGTGGTTGGACTCAATGTCTTCGACTTGCTCGATGCCGATGCGCCGGATCAACTCAGCACGATATGGGACGATATTCCCGCTCTTGTGCTGATTGCATACCTGGCATTGCTTCCAGATTTGCCGAGGGTCGAACCTTAGCTGTGGGGCGGAGGCCGTTGTTCGATAATGGCCTGCGTCCCATTGAGCGGCGCTCATCGTTCCACACGAAACGCAGGGAAGGTCGCGGTCTCTTTCTCTGATGAAGGCGTTTACTGCTTGTTGGGCTTGTTTAATCCAATAACTGCGGGGCTTTAAGGCGAGCTTTCGAATCTTGAGTCTGTATTTCTGCTGCTGTTCTTCTCTTCGTCGTTTCTTCTCTGCTGCTTTGAGTGCTTTGTCGCGCTCCCTGCATCGTCGCTCCAGCGCTATCTTTGCGCCGCACTCTGGTCCACACCACCACTGGTTAGCGAATGCCGGGTGGAACCACTCTCTGCACTCTTCGTTTTTACAACGCCGGCGAGGTGATTTAGCCATTTGTCAACTCCTTCTTCCTCTCGTCTTCGTGAGAGAAGTCTTCTCCGTCGAGTGGCATGAGATTCTCCTTGTAAAAATATCCAAAGCCCATTTCACCACTAAATTTATCCCTGACATTTCCAGCAACAGCGAAGCCAATATTTCCAATTTTTTCAGTAAGGATTACCGACTTTCCGTTGTCCTCTATGTCATTCACCAATCCGTAAACTAGGGCCATTCCTCCCACACGTAATTCACTCATCTTCATCCTCCGCCACAAAATGATTCGGGTCTCGATATACCAGCCATTCGTTGATGCACTCGCCGCAAGCGTAGGTTTCATCCGGCTCCAGCTGCTTACTGCATCCTGCGCAGAGAGCTCTGGCTATGCTCTGATGCTCGTATGCCTGGATTTGGATGGGGTTAAGCATTTTGGCTTTCCTGCATCTGGAGGAAGACAATCATGGCGGCGCGGAGTGGGTTTGGGTGTGTTTCTCCGTCAATCTGCCATTCAACACCGTCAACCCAGTACGCATCTGAGGACGCAATCCACATCCCGTGCTCATATTTGGCGAGTGAAATGCCATTTCGTTGGATAATCGGCCATGCGGCGCCGGGGTCGTTGCAGTAGTCGGTGCGAAATCTCTGTGAAACTACGCGCCCTACCATGTTATTGATTTCATCATCACTTAACTGTGAATAGTCCATCAGTGCAGCCTCGCTGTGTTTGTGCCGTCTACTGGCTCAATGGTGATAACCAGCTCTTTGTCTTCCAGTTGCCAGATGAGCCCTTTGTCTTCTTCGCCTTCTGTCGCCTGCTCGACGAAGCCCATCAGGTAATTCATCAGGATGTTCATCGCGTCCACGCCATCGCCCTGCATGTCTTCCATGAGGTCGGCGAAACGCTCTGCGTACTAGTATTCAGCTGTCATAGTTGTTTTCCTCAGGTTGAGCATTCGCAAGGCAATGCGTCTTCGTCTGCAAACATGTCAATCTGCAGGGCTCTCTCTGCAACTGCTTGCTTTGCTATGGCCCAAAACCTTCCTGATGGAATATGCTCATTTGGTTGAATGCCCAGTCTTTCCATTTCTGCAAATAGCTCCTCTCGTTCATCCAGATAGACGGCGCCATGTTCATCCTTATGGATTGCATATCCGATCTCTTCTTCGGCAAGCTTCGCTTCGTTCCAAATATCTTTGCGAAGTACATAAACGCAATACCAGTGCTGCCACCCAGCCTTCAGGCACCCAATGCAATTTGCATGTTTGAAACGCGAATAGGCCATTGGCCGACGAACACCAATTTCTTCTGTTGAAGAGATTGTCCTGTTAGTCCACAGAGCAATTGGGAAGTCAGTTTTATGACCTAGCTGCGACATCACACCCACTCGCCTCTGGACTCGATGCATTTCATCTCTGTCGAACCCGTAGTAGTACGTGTTTTGCTTTTGACTATCATTTCTTTCGAGCCAAAGGTGGAAAGGTCCTGTTTTCAAGCGATTGGTGCAAAGAATTTGTCCCGAACCGACTTTCCATGCCCTGGCATCAACGCAAACAGATATAGGAGTGGCCTCTTTCCACCTTTCATGGTTGGCGTATGTAATTTCCAGGCCTAAATAGTTCGCAATCTCTTCTTTAAATCGCTTGATATCTTTATCTTCAACCTGACCGCTTATGTCATGGTTAAGGAGGATTACATTTTCCTTCCCATATTTTCTAACCACCTCTACGGCCACAATTGCCGATGAGTGGCCTCCGCTATAAAGAACCACGTGTTTAGATGCCATGTTTCCTCCTAGCGCGTTGACGCAGCCACCGGACATCAGCCAGGTGGGCCGTATACGCGTATGTTGGGATTTGAGAGGGAGTTAATTCAGGTTTCTTCTTGCGGCGGGGTCGGACGATGAATATGCAGTTTTCCATTACAGCGACTAGGCTGCTTTTCCGTTTTCGCATCTCGTCCTCCGCCCTGTACGCTTGGCCCACTCAATCGCCTCCTGAGCATCTTCGCTCCACTCGACGCCTCTCTCTGCGCCGAATGCGTAAATCAGCTCCAGAAGCTCGCTAAACTCGCTGACTTTCATCTTGCTGGTCGACTGCCCGAGCACGACAAATCCGCCATTAATGCCCGGTGCCGAGCGCTGGCCTTTGAGCGCTGCGGTGAAGATATGCTTCCAGTCTTCGCTATCCAGCTTCATTCCATGCCAGACGACCTGTTCAGACACGTCCCTCAGGATCGCCCAAAGGCGTTTGTTTTGCTCTACTGAGCGCGTCTTTTCCTGAATGGTCACGATGAGCGGTCTTTCGTGGTCGGGGTAAAGCTGCTGGATCGTGCGGATGGCGTTTTGCTGAACTAGCGGGGTACGGATTTCAAATGTTTGTTTTCTCATTCCTCTTCTCCAGCTTAATCAGTACGAATGCACTGCACAGCAGAATCAGCGCGTCTGTGAACATCAGGCCGTCCTGCTTAATGATGGCTGCGAACATGAAGCACATGCCGATGAAGACCAACATTATGATGCTCATTTCAGGCTCCGATTCGTGATGTGATGAGCTTTGCAAACGGACTTATCTGCGCGCACTGGTTAATCGGCTTGCGTTCAGGTGCCGGATAATACTCGTAGCAGCGCGTTTTGCGGCCATCTGATAGCTCGGTGTGGACATACTTCCGTGTCAGCTCGCCGTTCATCTCCAGCACCCGCATGGTGTTGATGCAGTACACCGGAGCAAGGCCGGTAATTTCGCTGGCCTGAATTGCCGTTAACGCGCCGAAGGTTTTCACGCAGCGGATTAGTTCGGCTCTGTGATTAACGGAGTCGACCAGACGCCAGCGTTTGGGCTTCTGGCTTGTTCCGGTCAGCTCGCCGTCTTTCTGCATGCGGTTGAGTACGACGCGCACTGCTTCGAGAGTGTTGCCTGTCCGGCGGGATATTTCGTTCGTGGATAAAACCATCCCGACATTCATGATGGCGAGGATTTTGGCTCGTATCGTTTTCATGGGATTACTCCGATCAATACCTAGCCTTACTGATTGCCTGAAGCATTATCAGCTGGCTGGTAAAGAGATGTTTTTTGATGAGGGTTTCGATGTCGATGAAGCGAGGAGTGCCGATGTACCTGGCGATGGTGTCTATGTCGTCGAGGGTTATTTGCATGGCTCAGGTGCCGCCGGTAGAGGCATCCAGTGAGTAACATATCCTCTCCACCAACTGCGCAGATAGGTAACGTTCCAGACGCCGACATTAAAACCGCCGTTCGGCTCTTTCCCTGCCTCATATAAAACGAGATATCCGATGGCGTTCCCGTCCGCATCCGTGCCATCTTCAGGCATCCGCTCGCCGCATGGAATCCAGCCACTCACCGCCTTACCTGCCAGCGATTCGAACTGCTGCGATGCAGTGTCGGCTTGAGCCTGCTCTGCTTCCATCATTTGCTCATACTCAGCAATCTGTGGGTCGTACGGCAGAGAGTCATCAGCAATACTAGGCGCGGGCGGTGCGGTGTATAGCCCCGTTTTACCCAGCGGCTTGTGGTTGCATTTCGGGCAAACGTCGTTGTCTCGCCAGTCCTCTATTGTTTCCCACCCGCAGCACCCGCAGTCGTACCGGATGTAATCAGGCTCAGCCAGCTCCCGCAGTGCCTCACCTTCCAGCGGCGGTAAATCAGGAGTGGTTACTCCAAACAACGCGGCCAGTGCGCGGTAATTCTGCTCGCTGTGATAGCGGCCTTTGCAGCGCACCAGTTTTTCTGCTGCCTTAACGACCGGCTCAGCCTTCTCCCGCTCTTTGCGCAGCGCCAGAAGCTCGGTAGCTATTGCTTTTGCTTCATCATCCTGCACACATGTCCAGGCGTTACCAGAGGACAGCTTTTCTAAACGCTCATTGCTGACAGTGTTCATGGTTAATCCTTGTCATGTTCGGCTGGCGCTTGCCAGAATGTTTCATTGTCGCGATCTGCCCAGCGGAGCCAGATGCAGTCGTAAACGAACGGGATGAATGCTTCGAAAAATGCCTTCCACTGCGCATCCCGGAAGCCGGTAGCGATATCCACCATTGCCTCAAGGGGATTGCCGCGCGTTGGTGGCCGCTTGATACCAGAAAGTCTTTCGAACTGAACTATCAACTCCTCTTCATCAAGGCATCTTTCCATCACTGCCTTGAATCGTGGGTTAAGAGCCAGCTCCATGACTGCCAGAGATATAGTCATGTAAAATCCTTTCGCTGTTAGATTTGAGAAACGTTTTCCTGCTGCCACACCTCGTCATATTCCGACTTAGGCATGTTAGCGACGTAGTTGTATGGGGATGCGCCTTCGACCTGCAGAAACTGGTGAGACTGGTCATCGAGAAATAGCGGTACGCCACCCTCCCAGCCTTCTCCGTTTCGCTGCTTTTCGAGCATCAGAACAGATGCCGGACCGGCTAACAGCTGCTGGTCTTTATCGTTGAGTTGCTCACCTGCCTGGACGCGCTGTAATGCTCTCTCCCGGCCTTTGTTTCGCCAGATGATAAACAGGTTGTCCGTGAGGTCGGTGATGGCACCAGAGCCTTTCACATCCATTTTTCCGGTGGGCTTTTCCTCGCTGTCTCCTTTGCGGGAATGAGTAACGAGGATTATGTGAGAGTTGGTCTTGTTCTTGAAGTCACACAGTGCGTCGACAAACGCCTTCTGTCCGTTGTAATCGTCATCGCCAATGCCGCACTTCATGAGGCTGTCGATGATGAAAAGCCGGATTCCATATCGGCGGCGGGCATAGGTGAATATCTCAATCAGGCGTTCAGCTTTCGCCGTTCCAGTCAGGCCGAATAACCATAACCGGTCATCGTAGAAGTTGAATGCCGACTCAATCTCCAGAACCGGAGGCATCTTGCAGCATGTGGCCTGGCGGGTAAGACGCTTAAGCAGTATGCCGGGCTTAAGCTCCAGCGAAGCCACGCATGTTTTGACGCCCTGCCTCATCGCTTCTAGTGCCATATGACCGACGACTTCCGTTTTCCCATGGCCGTTAACGCCGTTGACAAGCGTCAATTCGGCTTCGCGAAACTGGAAGTTATATGCCAGTGATTCCCACGGTGGGTTAAACAGGTACTGCTGCTTGCCGTAGAAGGCGTTGATGGTGTCCTGGTAAAACTCGCGCGCGCTGTATAGTTCTTCCGGGTCGAAGAAAGCCGCGCCGCCAAGACACTGCCAGATTTCATCTTCGGAGATGCCGTCCATCAGGCACTCGTTGATGTCCTTGCGTGGTAACTTGACCATCCGGCAGCGATGTTCACCGAGTCGGCTGGCTATCTCTCTGGCGGCTTCCTGCCCCACTTCGTCGTTGTCCATCGATATCCAGATTTCTTCGAAGCGGTCGAGATTGTGAAACTCAAACTCAATCCATTGCTGCTTAGCGCCTTTGCCGCCACCGAACGGCACTGACAGTGCGTTGATGCCATACTGTGAGTAGCTCATGCAGTCGATTTCACCTTCGCACAGAACAACCGACCGCACTTTGCTGTCCAGCGCCTGCCAGCCAAACAGACAAGGCTCGCAGTCTCCTTCGGCCATGATGACCTTCTTGCCATTCGGTTGCTCGGTACTGATGCGTTTGACCTGAATCAGCTCGCCATCGCGCTTGTACGGGAATACCAGAGCGTCCAGCTCCCTCTCGCCGTTCCACACCTTGCCACTGACGACTTCAAACGCTTTCGCCGTTTCTGGAGAGATGCCACGTGATTTGAGGTATTCGATGTGATGTTCGGTTTTGTTGCAGTATCGGGCGACTTTCTTTCGGTCAGGACGGGAAAATTTCTTTTCGCGCTTTGCGTCGAAATGGTGGTCGTCATCGCGGATGCCGAGAAACGCTTTGGCTTCCTGCATCGCCTGATGGAGACTGATGCCACGACACGCCATCCACAGGTCAAGCATGTCACCGCCATCGCCTTCAGCGAAGTCAGCCCATTTATTTTTGCCGTTGAGGTTTACTTTCAGGCTCGAGCCTTTATCGCCGTGGACATTGCCAGCCACCCACTCATGCCCGTCTTTCTTGCCATTCGGCAACAGGTGCGGCGCCACCCTGTCAACCTGCGACCACAGCAGGTCACTTAGTTCGCTTGGTGTCATTAAGCTGACCTCAGATCCAGACGGTTAAACCAGAATTCAACGAATGCAGGACTTAGCCAGCCATGGTTATAGCCAGCGATGAGTAACGCTTTGATTCTGGATTTCATGGCTCACCTGTCGAAGAATACATAACCGGTTTTCGACACGGTGATGGCGGATGATGGTTTGGCCTGTGGTGTTTCTGGAATCGGCTTGTCGTCGTTCCAGCGCTTCCCGTTGAGGTACGTTGCAGGATGCAGATTATCGAAGCCGAACTGCTTACCCTTCCGGCAGGCGATGTCTTCTGCCAGCATCTGAGCAAACTGCTCCGGCGTTCCGCGTGATTCTTTCCGCCACTCCTGAAACTGAGATCTGAATGCAGAGATGGCTTTCTGCTTGCCCTTTTTTACCATGCCGGCACACCAGAAAATACTCTCGAAAGCCTTGTCCGTTTCTTCGTGCCGGGAAGGTGCTTTTTCCTGCTTCGCCTGAACCTGTTCAGGCATAGTGTTTTTATATTGTCTTTCTTTCTTTTGAATAGTGTCTTTTGTGTCCCCCTGTTTTGAGGGATGCGACTCCCTCAATTTGAGGGATGTTTTATCCCCTGTTTTGAGGGATATTCCCTCGTTTTGAGGGATGCACCATTCGTCGATGTTTTTGTTGGGGCCAAACATACCGCCCTGCTGCTTGATGAGACCCATTCTTACCAGTTCAAGCTTCGCTTCGTTGCAACGCTTAACGGGTAATTTGGCGATCTCCGATATCTGAGAATCACTGATTCTGTCCATGGGCTTATTCCACCCATAAGTTTTTCTCAGAATAGCCAGGAGGACTTTGAATTGACGCTTGGTAAGGTCAGCTCCGGCGTAGGCTTCAAGAAGCATGTTGGACAGCTTGGCATAGCCATCTTCCAGCTCTGCCACTTTTCTCTCCACCGGGGCTTTTACCGCCCCGAAATCTGCGTATGCGACGTTGCTCATTCGGGTTTCTCCAGTCTACGTTTACTGACTTCAAGCGCCTGTTTCAGCTTCTCAGCAGCTTCCCGGCTAAACGTTCGGATAAACCTTTCACGAGCTACATTTTTGTGTACTTCGTCCTGGATAAATCGTTGCTTAACCATTAGAATGTCTCCTGTACTGTTGTTGGCGTAACACAGTT